TACTATCTGTACGCCGTAACTGGAACGAAGACGATGACCTAACATTAAAGCGTCAGCACTTCGTACATTACGTATATGTGCCCGGATTTGGCTTCTACGGCCTTGGACTGATCCACATCATTGGTGGTTATGCTAGAGCAGGAACATCCATCATACGGCAGCTAGTGGACGCGGGTACCCTATCTAATCTTCCGGGGGGTCTAAAGGCTCGCGGGCTACGGATTAAAGGGGATGACACCCCCATAGAACCGGGAGAATGGAAGGATGTAGATGTACCATCAGGTAGCATTAGAGAGAACATAATGCCCCTTCCTTATAAGGAGCCTAGCCAAACACTGCTAGCGTTGCTTAACCAGATCACTACTGAAGGCCGTCGTTTAGGTGCTATTGCAGATATGGATGTATCTGACATGTCAGCTAATGCTCCTGTAGGCACTACCCTAGCATTACTAGAGCGTACGTTGAAACCTATGGCTGCGGTAATGGCCCGTGTTCACTATGCTATGAAGCTAGAGTTTAAGATGCTCAAGGCTATTATGGCCGAGGAAGCCCCTGAAGAGTACGCTTATCAACCTCTAAGAGGCGAAGTATCAGCACGGCAGTCAGACTACGCTATGGTTGATGTAGTCCCTGTAAGCGACCCTAATAGCTCTACAATGGCGCAGCGAGTAGTACAGTATCAAGCAGTGCTACAGATGTCACAACAGGCACCACAGATATACAACCTACCTCAATTACATAGACAGATGATTGAAGTGCTCGGCGTTAAGAACGCTGACAAACTAGTACCTACGGAAGATGATGTGAAACCTTCTGATCCCGTAAGCGAAAATATGAACGCGCTAACTGGCACCCCCATAAAAGCGTTTATCTATCAAGACCACGAAGCGCACATAGGAGCGCACACGGCGTTTATGAAAGATCCTATGATTGCTCAGACTATCGGGCAAAACCCTAAAGCGCAACAAATTATGGTAGCACTTAATGCTCATATCGCAGAGCACCTAGGGTTTAACTACCGTTCTCAAATGGAAGAGAAGCTTGGTGTTACTCTACCCCCACCTAATCACGAGATGACAGAAGAAACTGAAATTCAGTTGGCTCGACTCGTAGCCGAAGGTGGTAAACAGATTACTCAACAGCATCAACAAGAGAACGCACAGAAAGAAGCTCAGAAAAAGGCAAAAGATCCTATAGTTCAAATGCAACAAGCGGAACTACAAGTTAAACAACAAGAAGTACAACGTAAAACTCAGAAAGATCAGGGTGATATGCAGATTAAACAAGCGGAACTACAACTTAAAGCCCAGAAAAACCAAGCAGATGTGCAGATGGATGCAGCTCAACTAGCGTTAGATAAACAAGAGCTAGAGCTAGACGCCCAAAAAATGGGAGCCAAGTTAGCCGCCGATAGAAGAAAAGATTCTGCTCGCTTAGAGTTAGATGTTATGAAAACAACTGTCGATACAGCAAATAAACGTAAAAAGGAATAGTTATGGCTAATACCGTCTTTGACGTGCTAACAAAACAAATCGAGGATGCTACATCCTCCGCACAAGAGTTTCTTGAGAATGGTTCCGCAACAGATTATGCGAACTACCGAGAAGTAGTTGGTTTGATACGAGGTCTTCAAACTAGCTTATCTTACGTAAAAGACCTTTCGCGCAATTATATGGACGATGACAATGACTGATTTAACACCAGCCCCTGAAGTAACTGAAGAAGAGTTGGAACGCCAAATTCCTACTCCCGTAGGATACCGAGTCTTAGTAGCCATGCCCGAAGTAGAAGATACCTACGGTGATAGTGGCATTATTAAGTCTAGTAAAGAAATACACCACGACTACATTATGTCAACTATTGGCGTAGTACTAGATATGGGTGCACAGGCGTATTCTGACAAAGAACGATTTACAACTGGCCCTTGGTGTAAAGTAGGAGATTACGTAATGTTCCGTGCCAATACAGGTACGCGGTTTAAAGTAGGTGGTGTTGAGTATCGTTTAATGAACGATGATTCAATTGAAGCGGTAGTTAACGATCCTCGTGGCGTTACACGAGTGTAAAGGAGATAGTGATGGGATTTCAAAAAGTAGAGTTTTCATTTCCTGATGAAGAAAAAGACGATAAAGGAGGAGATATAGATATAGAATCTTCCGGTGCTATCGAAATTGATCTATCGGGTGAAGAAAAACCAGTTAAAGAAAAAAAAGAAGTTAGTCAAGAGCAAGACGACGAAGTTGATATTGAAGTCGTAGATGATACGCCAAAGGCAGATAGAAACCGTAAGGCTTCTAAACCGCCGGAAGACGTTACGGACGAGGAGTTAGAAGACTACTCTGACAAAGTACGTAAGCGTATCCAGCACTTTAGCAAAGGTTACCATGATGAACGCCGCGCAAAAGAAGCCTCACAGCGCGAACGTCAGGAACTAGAAAGCTACGCTAAGTCCCTTATTGATGAAAATAACAAGTTGAAGGGTACTGTAGATGAAAATAACACAGTTTTACTAGAGCAAGCTAAGAAGAACTCAGCAATAGAAATACTTACTGCTAAACGTTTATACAAACGAGCATATGAAAACGGCGATGCAGATAAACTGTTAGATGCCCAAGAAAAACTAACTAACGCTAAGATAAAGGCAGATAAATTAGATAATTCTAAATCAGAGCCTTTACAAGAAGCAGAAGTTCCTGTACAAATACCTCAACAACAGTCTCAACCTAGAGTAGATGCCAAAGCGTCCGATTGGGCATCAGAAAATTCTTGGTTTGGTGATGATGATGAGATGACAGCTTATGCTATGGGGGTACACAGTAAACTTGTTAAACAAGGTGTAGACCCACTAAGCGATGAATACTACGAGAATATTAACGCTCGTATGCGGAATACCTTCCCCGAAGAGTTTGGAGAAGATGAAGAAGAGCCAGAGGCTAGGACAAGTAAGCGAAAGTCAAATGTGGTTGCCCCCGCGACGCGGAGCACAGCACCCAAAAAGGTGCGATTAACGCAAACACAGGTAGCTATTGCTAAGAAACTTGGAGTACCGCTGGAACTATACGCCAAAAAGGTTGCTGAAGAGATGAGGAAAATATAATGGCTGAGAACAGATTAAACCGTGAACTTGAAACTCGTGAAAAAACGACTCGTAAAAAATCTTGGAATAGGCCAGAAGTACTACCTTCCCCTACTCCAGAAGAAGGATACGCGTTCCGCTGGATACGAGTAGCTATGCAGGGAACTGTTGATGCTACGAATGTTTCTTCTAAACTTCGTGAAGGATGGGAGCCAGTAAAGGCTACAGATCATCCAGAAATTACACTAGTCACAATCGAGAACGAACGATTTAAGGACAATGTAATTATTGGTGGACTGATGCTTTGTAAAGCCCCCGTCGAACTAGTTGCAGAACGTACTGAGCATTTTGAGGGACAAACTAGAACTCAGATGGATTCAGTCGATAACAACTTGATGCGGGAGAATGATGCCCGTATGCCGCTATTTAACGAGCGGAAAACGAAAGTTACCTTTGGTAAGGGAACTTAACTCAAATTTATAAAGGATAGATATTATGTCTTCTACAGACGCAGGATACGGGCTAGTTCCCGTAAGACGGCAGGACGGTACCCCTTATACGGGTGCTCAAGAGTCGTACTTGTTCGATCCCGCTGGGGTCGCACAAAACGTCGGGTATGGTTCAGTTGTTGAACTGCATACTGACGGTTACGTCAACATCGCTGCTGGTACAGGTGCTGATGCTGGCACTAACAACCTTGGTGGTAACACTATTGGTGCTATTGGTGTATTTGTTGGATGTGAGTATATTAATGCTCAAGGTCAATTGATCTTTGGTCAGTACTACCCTTCTGGCACATTAAATGCTACTGCTTATGTTGTAACTGATCCAAATGTATTGTTTCAAGCACAAGCAAACGGCGCGATAACTCAGACGGATCTAGGTCACAACGTCGATTTTCCAGCCGCACAGCACGTTACAACTTCTGTAAACACTACTACTGGTAAGTCAACCATGCAGGTTAATTCTACTACTGCTGCTGCCACTAAGGCGTTTAAGATCGTTGGATTCGTAACTAAAACTGGGTCAGAAATCGGCGATGCTTATACCGACGTTCTGGTTAAAATTAACCTCCCGTACCATCAGTATGGTACTGGCATTGTGTCTAACTAAGGAGCTGACTAATGGCTATTTCAAGAGCGCAACTATTAAAAGAGTTACTCCCCGGATTAAACGCATTGTTCGGTTTAGAGTACGCGAAGTACGGCGAAGAGCATAAAGAGATTTTTGAAAATGAAACCTCTGATCGTTCTTTTGAAGAAGAAACTAAGTTGTCCGGCTTCGGTTCGGCTCCAACTAAGTCAGAAGGCTCCGCTATTGAGTATGATAATGCTCAAGAAGCCTTCACTGCACGCTACACGCACGAAACTGTGGCTATGGGTTTTGCAATCACTGAAGAAGCGATTGAAGATAACTTGTATGACTCTCTGTCATCTCGTTACACCAAAGCACTAGCTCGCGCTATGGCATACACTAAGCAAGTAAAAGCTGCTACCATCTTGAACAACGCGTTCGCTGCTGGTACTACTTATGGTGATGGTGTTGCTTTATGCTCTACTGCTCACCCACTTGTTTCTGGTGGAACTAACTCGAACACTCCAGCAGTTGCTTCGGATCTTAACGAGACTTCTTTAGAAGCCGCTATTATCCAGATCGGCGGATGGACTGACGAGCGTGGCCTAAAGATTGCAGCACAGCCTAAGAAACTCATTATCCCAACAAACTTGCAATTCGTTGCAACTCGTTTGCTTGAGACTGAGGGACGTGTAGGTACTGCTGATAACGATCTTAACGCACTTCGTAGCAATGGTTCAATTCCCGGCGGATATGCAGTCAATCATTACCTGACTGACACTGATGCTTGGTTCCTTATGACTGACGTTCCTAACGGTCTAAAGCACTTTACCCGTAGCCCAATGTCTACATCTATGGATGCAGATTTTGACACTGGTAACAGCCGCTATAAAGCCCGTGAGCGTTATTCGTTCGGTGTATCTGATCCATTGGGTATCTTTGGTTCAGCAGGCGCGTAACAAGTAGTAACGTGTTTGACTAAGGGAGCTTCGGCTCCCTTTTTTATGTTTGACATAAAGTACTGTATAGTGATAGATTACTGTATATCGGGAAACAATCCGGTGAATCTGACAGACCCGACTGACAACATGTAGACAGATTTGCCTTAACTCGCATGTGAGAACTATATAATGGCTAATACAACTTTTAACGGCCCAGTCCGTTCAATAAATGGCTTTGAGTCTATCTCAGTAGCCGCAAACACAGGTGTAGAAACTACTGGCTTTGCTGTTTCAGCAACAGGTGCTATTTCTACTTCAAGTACGCTAACCGCAAGACAACCAATCATTACGACTTGGGAAGCTTCTGGCGCAATCACCGATGCTCTGACAATTGCCCAATCAGGGTCTGTTGTTTTAATACACGGTACTTTAGACAACGTAATTAATATCCCTGCATCTTCAGGTGATAATACTGGCGCATACTTTGATTTCTTAGTTACTACCGCTGTAGGTTCTGGCAAGACAACGACTGTCGCTATCCCCGCTGCAACAGGCAGCAAATTCTTGGCTCAAACTCAACTAGCCGCAGGAACAGCCGCTAACGCTGTTATTACTAACGCAGGAGATACTTTTACTTTTGTAGCCGCAACAGGAATTGGGGGACGTGCTCGTATGACTTGTGTATCAGACAACGGTACTGGTCAAGTATGGATGATTTCTTCATCTAGTACCCCTATTGCTACTGTAGCCTAATACTTAAATAGGAGTAGATCATGGGTATGTCAGATGTAAGTGCGGTAACTATCACTGCCGATACAGTGGCTTTAGATGCCGATGGAATATCAGTAGCAACCTCCGTTGGGAATAACGCAGCACTTGTAATAGGTGGTGCGTTAGCTTCTGGCGGTGCTGTTGCCCTTAGTCATGGAAGAATTGTAACGATTCTTTCTGCGGGTAATGATGCGGCTAAGTCTTTTACGGTAGTCGGCACTGATGTTAATGGAGCTGCTCAAACAGAATCCATTACAGGTGCTAATGCTGGTACGGCGACTGGAACTAACTACTTTTTAACCATTGCTTCAATTACTGCTGTGGGAAACCCAGCGGGTAACGTAAGTGCAGGAGTTAACGCTTCAGCAGCGGATGTTATTTTTGCAGGTAGAAGTAGGCTTAAAGGTATTTACTTAACAAGCACAGCTACAGCAGGTACTGTTGATTTCCTAAATACGTCTCCTTCGGGGACAAGTATTATGGGGTTAAGCTCTGTTGGTGATGCCGATGCAACAAGAGATGTTGTTATACCAGAAGAAGGTGTTTTGTTTAAAGCGGGTATTTATATTGAATACACTGTATCAACATTTCTAACCATGACAGTGTTCCATGCGTAAGTACTACAAAACAGGCGGCGGAGTGGGCATGAAAGGTATGTCTATTAGTAGTGGCGATAAACGCCCTACTAAGTCCGGCGCAGGTATGACTGCTAAAGGTGTAGCTAAGTACAAGCGTAATAACCCCGGAAGCAAGCTAAAGACGGCAGTTACCGAGGATAAACCAACTGGTAAACGAGCGGGTAGGCGTAAATCCTACTGCGCTCGTTCTGCCGGACAAATGAAAAAGT